GATTCCGTTTAGCTATGCAGTAGTGGACGATGAGGGTGAAGTCATACGCCAATATAGATGGTCTGTCAAGGAAGCTAAATGGTTTACAGATAACAATCCCCATGTTAAAGTAATTAAACTAGATAAACCAATCGTAGTTAAAGAAGATTTATTTAAATTAGTAGGAGAGTGTTTGTTCTAATGTATACGATATTAGATGATCAAAGACAAGCGAAGTTTATTACTGAGTATATTGAGTCTCATCCAGAAGATAAGTTGAAAGACATCATACAGAACTGTGTTGTCAGCAGATCCCGACTAAAATATTTACAAGATGCCGGATACATTACATTACCTCAACCGATGCCATTAGGATTACGTAACGGGCTCAAATTAAGAAAGCTACAAGATGAACGACGAAGCTGATGTAGCTAATGATTTAATGCAACATGCAATCGATGTTGGGATAAGGAACGCACATGATCAAATCAAAAAACCTTCTAATCAAACAGGGAATTGTATCTGGTGTGAAACACCGATCAAAGATGACCGACGCTGGTGTTCGGTTGAATGCAGGAATGAATTTGAAAGCTATCAAAAGAAAAAGGAGAATTGAAATGGATACGACCAATAACTTTGATCCGTCTGCAAGACTAGCTATAAAAGAATTTGAAGCGTGGCAACGAAAAGTATTTACAAAGAATGCAAGAAAAGGATATCACTTTTTCCAGCCCGATAACATAGGATCTCCTACACCCCGTTCAGCACGTGAAGCATGGGGAGGCGTATACAGACCAGACCTCGCATTTAAAAATGAGAAACGCAATGAAAAAATTATGTTAATTATTGTGACGGTTATATTAATAGGACTATCAATACTTTAAAATACCATGCAATTAATTACACTAGACTTTGAGACCTACTACGATGTAGGTTTTTCTCTTTCCGGATTAACCACAGAGGAATACATTAGAGATGAAAGATTTCAAGTTATCGGCGTGGGCGTTAAGATTGATGATGGCGAAACAAAGTGGATTACAGGCACACATAATGCGATTAAGCAAGAGCTGGATACAATCGACTGGAAAAGCTCTGTCCTCTTATGCCACAACACGCAGTTCGATGGAGGTATTCTTGCATTCATTTTTAATATCATTCCTAGTGTTTACTTGGATACGCTTGGTATGGCACGGGCTGTACACGGCGTGGACGTGGGCGGAAGTCTCGCTTTTCTTGTGGAGAAATATGAGTTAGGTAAGAAGGGTACCGAGGTCATTGACGCTAAAGGTAAACGACTAGAAGATTTTAGTGTTGCTGACTTAATCCAATACGGTTCATACTGCAAGAACGACGTAGAACTTACCTACAAATTATTCCAAGTGTTAGCACCTGAGTTCCCTGAGTCAGAGATTAAGCTTATTGATTTAACCTTACGGATGTATACCGAGCCAGTCCTAGAAGTCGACGATGGATTACTACAGGCTAGGTTAGAAGAAGTCCAACAAGAAAAGTCCGAGTTATTAAAAGGCTTAATGGTTAAATTGCAATGTGACACAGAAGAATGTGTAAGAGCCAAGCTTGCTAGTAACAAACAGTTTGCTGAGATCCTCCAAGAATTAGGTGTTGTAGTCCCTCTTAAAGTAAGCCCTGCGACGGGGAAAGATACCTTCGCTTTAGCTAAAGGCGATCAAGGCTTTCTTGATTTATGCGAACATGAAGATACCTTTATTCAAGAACTATGTCGCGTTAGATTAGGTACTAAATCTACAATCGAAGAGTCCCGCATTGAAAGATTCATTGGTATTGGATCACGCAACAAAGGTAAACTTCCTATCCCACTTAAATACTATGGCGCACATACGGGTCGATGGGCGGGATCAGATAAGGTTAACTTTCAAAACTTACCTGCTAGGGACAAGAAAAAGAAAGCATTAAAGAATGCGGTCATAGCACCTGATGGATATCAAGTTATTAACTGCGACTCCTCTCAAATTGAAGCTAGAGTTTTAGTATGGCTAGCCGGACAGAACGATGTTGTTAAATGGTATGAAGAAGGTCGAGATGTTTATTCAGAGTTCGCTTCTAAAGTTTACAACAAACAAATTACAAAGAATGATAAGACCGAACGTGCGGTAGGTAAGACTTGTATTCTTGGGCTTGGGTATGGTACTGGATGGGCAAAGCTTAAACAGACATTAAAAATATCGGCAGGTGTGGATTTAGATGATCAAGAATGTCAGCGGCTTGTGAAGGTGTATCGCGAAGTTAATAATAAAGTTATTGACTTATGGAAGACCTGTGACGAAGCCCTACAAGATATGTCTGCATGGCCTAAAAGAAAAGAACCTTATTATCTAGATGTTCATAACGCTTTACTTATTACCCCAAAAGGGATACGATTGCCGAACGGACTTTATATTTATTACCCCGGCCTTACGTGGGATGTATCAGAAGCTAAGTCTAAATTTGTCTATAAGTCAAGACGTGGATTTAACTCTATTTGGGGGGGATCTGTGGTAGAAAATGTAGTTCAAGCCTTAGCGCGTATCATTGTAGGTGAACAAATGTTAGAGATTAATAAAAAGTATAGACCCGTATTAACAGTTCATGACGCAGTTGTTTGCGTTACATCAAAGACAGAAGTTGAGGATGCTGTTAAATTTATAACAGATACCATGTCGACCCCGCCAACATGGGCATCAGGATTACCGGTAGCTTGTGAAGCTAATTATGGCGATAGTTATGGAGATTGTTAATGGAAACTAATACAGAAATAGAATACCAAGCACCAAATCAAGGTGAATTAGATGTTTGTTATGTCATGCAAAAAGCAGTATCAGATGCATTTTGTGAAAAGCTTATCCAAGAATATTCAAAGCCCGAAGTAGAAAAAGAACAACCCTTTATTGGCCAAGGCCGTGACCTTGAAAAGAATATTAATTTAGAAATTAGAAATGTACTAAGACTTCCTTTACCTTTACACGCAGGTATTGGTGCAACGCTTACTTCGGTAGGTTTAAATGTTAACCATCAATATTGGAAGTATCATGTAACTCATTCTAATCAAGCCGAATTTTTAATGTACGATGTTAAGGGTAAGTATGAGGCTCATGTGGATACCTTCCATGTAGTGTCAGATGAGACTAGAAAGATTAGTTGTTTAGCTATTCTTAATGATGACTTTGAAGGAGGTAAGTTCTATATTCAAAATGGGCATGATAAAATATATCCTCCTCAAGAAAAAGGTGACATTATTATATTCCCTTCATTCATGCTTCATGGCGTAGAGCCTGTAACAAAAGGACAAAGATTTACAGTAATAACATGGTTAGTTGGACCATATTTTAAATAAGGAAAGTATCATGGCAGAAGAAAAACTAGTAGAAGAAGTACAAAAGACTCCAAGAGAACAGCTCTTAGAGAATAATTATTTAGTGGTTAATAACTTTATCTCGCCCGATGAAGCTAAATTCTTTTATGAACAATTTAAAAAAGCATCAGTAGAGACTCCAGAATTATTTAACAAAGATCCACAGTGCCCGCTATCTTTAGCGATGTATGATTATAAATGGTTTGTGCATTTATTATTAGCAAGGCTTCCTATTATGAATGAACTCATGCAAGAACTTATGTTGCCTACTTATTCGTATGCAAGGATATATGCTGATGGCGATGAGTTAAAGAAACATAAAGACCGACCTGCTTGTGAAGTAAGTGTCACATTACATCTAGGTAGTGACGGATCTAAGTGGCCTATATGGTTTACCAAACCTAATGGTGAACAAGTCTCTTATGATTTAGAACCTGGTCAGGCTGTTGTATATCTTGGTATGATCTCAGAACATTGGCGTGAAAAATTTGAAGGTAATGAGTATGCTCAAGTATTCTTACACTATGTAAGATTTGGCGGAGAACATTGGGATGTATACTTTGATAAGAAAAAGAAGAACTGATGTTAGAATTACTAGTAGCGTTTAGTTTATATAGGTTTGACGCTCATTGGTTATGGTGGGTATTATATGGAATTTTATTAGCGGAGAAACTGAATGAAAAAAACTGCACAAAATGATGTCACAGGTGATTGGCTACATAGTAAACCAAACAATGAAATGTTTGAAAAGAACTTTGACTTAATCTTTAGGAAGAAGAAACCTGAAGAAACTGAATATGAATTAAATAAATCAACAGGTGAAGTTCAAAAGAAAGAAGACTAATGGCTAATTTTACTTGGTCGTATTCAGCTCTTAAAGAGTATGAGAATTGTCCTAAGAAGTATTACGAGATCCGTGTAGCACAAA